TTTACTCACTTGCCCTCAAAAAATCATCGCGCCTTGCATATAACACCACAGCAACACCAATCAAAGCCGCCACGAGTGCAATAACCACGACCCCGGCCAACACAGATGGTAGCCAACTCACTTGCCCTGACAGGGCATATACGCGGTCTATGGCCATTGCAGTGCCAGCAGTGGCAATGCCGCCGCCCGCCAACCCGCCGCCGCGCATTGTACGCGATTGGCTTAACCGTCCACGTTCACGACGGACGGGCGCGGGGCTTATACTTTCTCGCGGCGCAGTTTTCTGCAAATAAACCTCGCCAAACAATGACAATCGACAGCCCAATGGATGCGGTTTGAAATGAAAATGGGGAAAGCATGGACAAACAAATCAAAACCAAAATGCTTTCAGTGCCAAACCCCTGGTTATGTGAATTGAAAAAAAAAGAGGGGTGTAAAAAAAGGGAACTATATACTTGACTTGTCCCAAAATCGGGACTATATAATAGGTAAGAGAGACGGGGTTTGCCCGCTCCAGTCAGGAGACATAAAAATGAGTAAAACAACTTGGGTACCGCCGTTCGCAGGTGAGGAAGCAGCATGGATGAATAAAATGATAGAAGAAAGGTTAGAAAGGCACGAAAAAGTCGCTATCACTAGCGCGGATAGCCACACAACCACTGGGTGGTTGCTAAAGGCATTTACCCCAGAAACACTATGGTTGTACCCGGGCATTGGGCCACGGCTGGCGGCCATACTACTAAGGGGCAAACTATTTGACTACCCGTTTTACGGGGAACCCCGCGACATGCTGGTTAGGGACGCCCTAACCAGCATAAACCCAGACTGGAGGTACCGGTTTGCGGTTTCTCTAGAAAAGAGAGTTAAATTGATACGCCTGAACCACACCTGTTACGCTTCAGACGTAAGAGAGAAGGTAGCGGCCATTATGGCAGGAGAAGATAATATATGAAAAAAGCATTTTACCAAACGGTGGCGCGAACCCTTAGCTTGTCCCCCTGTGACATAGCCGAGATCGGAGGGTGGAGAGATGATAGTTTTGCCCGTCGAATTATGCGTGGCAGTGCTAACTTCCCTCAAGATGTTAAATCTGCACTCTTAGACTTACAGGGTGATGTTGACGCGATTGCGGACATCTTGGTAAGCCAATGTTTAGATGGATACGAATGTGGGATTTTTGTTTTTAAAACTAATAAACAATTGCGGGATAATTTCCCTAACCTTCCATGTCGCGGGGATGCTAACGGCGGGTTTGTGGGCGTTTACAATGTGGCGGCAATAAAGGCTAAAGATATTTTATTACGGAAATACGGGATTAAAGTGGATATTTTGTTTTTTCACATACAAACAAATTGAATTTATTGTAAGGCCCGCGTTTTGAATTCAGGTGAACGCACTTATTGAACATCAAAACAACCCAAACCGTTTTTTCTTGACTACCTCATCTATTACAAGCACATCCGTTATAGTTGCACCTTGCACCTCCAGCACGTTTTTCACCTCAAGTAACTGCAGTCGGCAATCTTCCCCTGCACTTTGAAGCCGGGTGATATATACCGCTATTTGTGCGTCTGATCTATTTTCGCTAGCGGGCACAATAGGCTCTACCGTACACTTAAACTGCCCGTTAGTTAGGATTATTGGCCTGTTTACGGCTTTGTTTGTTGAGCAACTGCTCAAGAGCAATGCGGATAGGCTCACTATTAGCACACTGATTACTGTCCTGGGCCTGGATAATGGCTTGTTCTGCATTGTTTAAATCCTCTCTGGCTTGCGATTTGCGCTCACCTTGGCGGGCTTGACTGGCGATTGTGCCGTCTTTGGCCAACGAAGCGGCTTTAACTTCTTCGATTTCATTTTTAAGCCGCTTATTGGCTTTCATGGTCATATCGTATTTGAGATATACGCCGCCAATAATAGCAAAAAGCACAACATAAAAAACTGTCGATCCACCGCCAAAAAATGCTTTTACTAAAGCTTTCACGTCACAAACCCCGTAAGCAATATTCGCGCTCTTGCGATCTACGCCGGACAAGCCCGCGTACAACGCGCCCGCCAGCCCGCGTCCACCATGCAATGGCTTTACACGCACCTATTATGTCACCTTTATTAAGTCGCCGTGTGGCAGTAGACTTCCCGGCACTACGAATGCCAATATTATACGCCAATGAGACAAAGGCGTCGGCGCGCATGACTGTGAGGCGTTCGCGCTTGGTTTGCGCGGTGAAATAGACATAAAGCCCATCTCGGTATTCGGCAATTTCTTTGAGTAACAATTTCTTGCATACTTCATCTGTCTTGTATTGGCCCGGGCCCGCCGTGCGTGTGTGACCAAAGCAGACCGTCCAACGAGGAGGTTTTGCAATAGTGTCCAAATAACTAACATTCCAAATAGCCGTTATGCCTTTATAGTTGGCAAGTTTTTTATTTTCTCCCTCCCAACCAGAAATGAGTGTGAAAGCGACATCATCAAAATCAGGCTTTGGCTTTTCATGAGCCAAAGCGGGCCAAGCCATAGTAATTATTGCAACAAGCGCACCTATAATAATAATCCTGCGCCGCCAACGGGTTTCAAACTTCTGAACAATCAAACGACCAAACACGGTAAATACGGCCGCAATAATTTGGAGCACACTCACAACCCACGGCGTAACATCAATCTCGGACACTAAATAAATAACATCCGGTGCAAACGTGAGAAATATAAACGCATATGCCCCCCACATAGAATATCCAGTGATGGCCAGTTTCTTCCAATCATCTACAAAGCATTTCATCATTTCATCTCTCCTCTATTTATGGGGAAACCCGAAACCTTTAAAGATAGCCGCACCAATGCCTAAAACAGCGGCGGTAACTACCACCATTAAAATCTTGTTTTGAATGCCTTTGGTGGTTTTTCGGAGATCACGGGTAAAGACCAAATCAGCGCGCAACTCGTTAATGCTGCCCTGCTTTGTCGTATCGACGCCAAGCTTGCCAAATACTTGCTGTACTGCCGATGTGGCGGCTCGCTCTGCGATTTCACGCATTTCTTTATCTGTCATATTACCCCTCAACCACGCGAGCAATCCAAGTGAAAGCCCCGCTTTCCAAACCGCTTTCGTTGTAAATGAGATAAACCCCGTTCGATGAATTATGCACGAGCGGTTCTTCGGCATTAATCGCACCGCCAATCCGCTTATATTCAGCAACCCCGCCCAAGGTTTTCTGACACCAGAAATACTGGTTTAATGTCCCCTCAGCATTTCCAGCCTTGACGATTTCGCGGGTAACGGCGACACCTGCCGACCAGTTCGTACCGTCATATGTGCTAATTCCCGACTCGCCCGCAAAGGCGCTCGCACCTGGGGTGAGAATAAAGCACGTATCACCATTTGCGGGTGTAGGTACATCAGCACTGTCCGCAAAAGCAAAATCAACATCTGTGACCGTCGTTGTAATTGTCGGGCTGGCAGATAAATCCCAATCCCATTTTCTCGATGTCGTGGTATTTGGCGCGGTGAGTGTGATTGTGTCGTAAATACTGGTGTTGTGCGTCCCTATACCTGTTGGCGGCGTTCTAATTGCGCTTTCGCCTTTGGATATGCGGATATGCCCTATATGCACGGTTCCCGTGCACTGGTTGAGCGAGATTGCCAGCGTTGCCGCGTAACCGTACCCGGTCACAAATTCAAATTCTATCTCTTCATATCCAGCAGTAACCTGATATTTTCTAGCATATCCGGCTACATTTGATCCAGATGAATAATCATCAGAAGTGCCGTTAAGAATACCAGAAGTGTCATTCTGCCGGGTTTCGTGATCAATAGAAATCCCGTGATTAACATTACCCGATCCGCCGTTTAACACCAATTCCGTCTGGATTTGATACCGGATATGCGCGGTGTATCTTGTAAAGGGTCGTACTGAAAACGGTTCAGTGGTTAAACTAGGGCGATTGTTGCCTGTTCTGTAACCCTCCGCGTAAAGTTCAACTTTCGTAGCCGCACCGTTTAGTGTATTGTTGGCGGTGCGGGCCGCTATATCATTCGCACCTCCAATGCCCTGCAAGGTGTGTACATTACCATTTTGCAAAGTCGGGTCATGCATGAGATTGCACGGCCCCAAATTCCGCCAAGGCACAATTCTAACGCCCGCATCATAGGCCGCTTGGCAAATGGCTCTAAAATCTGATGCAGAAACATATGGGGTTGTCCCCGCATCAGCAACATCCGCATCCTCTGGCGTGAAATGCCCATAGATAATCCCGGTATCTGTACCGGATAAACTACGGACATATGATAAAATTTTCTGCAAACGCGCCGGGTCATTATTAGGGTCACATGTGAGCGCCGTCCAGTGCATGGGTTTTGGCCCGTCCACATCTGTAGAATATAAATGGTCACCGCTAAACCCTAAAGTGCCGTTGATAGAACGGACTTTATCGTATGTGTAATAGTATGCCAAATCAGACGTAGCGCTTCTAAAGCCACCGCGATAAACCGCCCCTGCTACTGGGTAATTGGCATATTCAGGATGGGTTATTGTCCCGTCAATGATATTCTGCCCCGACACTCTTTTTTCCCCCGTCATAAGCTGCCGTAGCAGCAAGTTTTCTGCCTGTGCATCTGCGACCATTACTGACTCAGTTGCCGCCAAATCCGGCAAGGCCGCATGATTGACGATCTCGCATCCGTATTTTTCGACCAATGTCCGCAAATCTTGTGCCGTTAAAACGGGCTGTCCAGAAATGCCCGCATAATTACCTTTACCAACTCTTTCAACCTCCACACCAACAGTAAATGCATGACCAAATTCAGCCGCAATAGACGCGGCCACGGTAAGGTTGTTTTGATAACCATCGTCGAACATCAAAACCAACGTTGGGCCAGGTGGAGCTTCCCGCGTATATTCGGGCGTGTCACGGGTGAACAACCGACCAAGACTATCAACAATTCTGTCATAGCCATTATCATCAGCAGCCACATACCCCGCAGTGTCGTCCGTACTGAACGTACCTTGATAGCCATCACCCACCGACACACCCCCGCGCAGATGTGCATATATCACATCCGCATCCGCCAAAGCTCGTAAATGCACGTAGGTCTCAAATACATCACCTTTGCCGGACATGGTAATAACTGACTTGGCCCCCACAAGCCCAAATTCATTTTCTGCCGTTCCCATCAATATCTTCCCGCTAACATCTTGACCATAAGGCAATTCAAACGCCACCTGTCCCGGCGGAGCCATGAGTGTGCGGCCAAAATTATCGTCATGCTCCTGGGCAATATAGGTAAGCCGGTCAAGCTGGGCTTCTATGGTTGCGCCGGGTAATTTCTTTAAATCATTAAAATCTCCGGTCTGCCCGATAACCGTATCGCGCAAGACACTGATTTTGGCACCGGACGCGGGCGCACTGGCAAGCTGGATTTGTTTTTTGTCTGTGGACAATGTAGCGGTCGGATCAAGCACCCCGCCGACATAAACCAAAACACCGTCAAGGGCCGGATACGGCAGATCGCCAAACACTGTGGCGACACCGTCCCCGTCAAATTCGACCAATACAGGTGTGACGACAACCGTCATAACAAATCACTTCCTGGCTGGTGGATGTCATCTATAACACAGTCCCGGATTGAGCCGCCATTACACCAACATTGGTGTAATGGGAACCAAAACGAAGCTTACGAACCGGACGGCGGAATGATATATCTTTGCCCCCGTTCCCGCTCCATCCGCTTTTCCATCCGCTCCAGTGAGCCTGGATTGACCCATTCCTGCATCTGAAATAAAACCAGATAATCAAGCGCGGCCTGCGTATAGAATAAATTGGCGAACGGCGTATGTCCTTTGGCAAACCGCAACGCCTTTGGCCCGACCCTGTCCTCGGTAAACAACGCCCGTGTCATGCCTGCAAACTCCGTCATGCTACCCGCCGTAGGCCCAAGGGCAGTATCCAAAAACCCGCCGCCGTAGCGGTTATAATCCGCAAAGAAAAAGTCCCCGTATATCCCGCCGCCGCCGCCTTGCAAAAACGCGGCCATCACGGTCTCGCCTGACATCTCCCTAAGTGTTTTCCCTTTGGCCAATTGCTTGGACTGCATGGCAAAATACCCCAGGATTGTCGCACCAACAATCATATGAGCCACCGATGCCATAGAATTAAGCCCTGCCGTCCCCTTAAAGCCCGGAATAATTTGCTGGGTCAAAACCGTCAAAGGAAACGATTTAAACTGCAACATGGTTTCAACAAGCGCACCCCAAACTGTACCTTTCTTGGAGCCAAACCGCAACAGCGCCCGCTCCCGTGCCTTTGGCTCGGTCATAGCCCGGTCGGCAATATCATTGTAAAACATCCCGAACCGCAATTCCGCTTCCCGCGCAATCGCAGGCCCATTGGTCAAACCTTGCGCCTTGCCCCATGCCGCCAATTTCTCCGCCGGGGTACGCCCAACCATATCCGGTGTCAAAAGCCGCCCCATATCCAGACCGTCCACATCCGAAGCCGAACCGCGCACCGCCTGCCACAAGGTTTTATCAATCCCGTAACTCTCAAATGTCGCACGGGTTTCGGCAGGCAATCGCCCCCAGCTCTTATCCGCCATTGTCCCGATAAATTTACCCAAGCTGGCCCCAACACCATTACGGATCCCGGTTTGCCAAAAATTAAACAGATTGACCTTGTAAAATGATGTGCTTGCCCGGTTCAAAACCCCGCCCGCACCGTCACTGGCTGCATATCTTTGGATTTGCGCCCCGGCGATCACCCGCACATTCACCCCCAGCAACTCGCCAACCTCGCGCCGCACCGACCCCTCCAGCCGCGATAGACCGCCGAATAATGATGAATAGCCATTCAGCAAAGGCACCCCGGCCCGCCGCAAAGTCTGCGCCGCAAACGTATTATCACCCATAGACGACAAAGTCATGCCGCCAAGCTTGGATACAACCTGCAAGGTTTTGACAGCATTGACAAATGTGGACAACCGGACATTTTCAGTAGAACTGGCCACCCCGGTAATCTGGTCAAATTCCGCTTGACGGCGATTGAAATGCAAAACACTTTCCACCCGGTCAAAACTCTTGGCATTGCCGCGAATGCCCGCCAACATGGCTTCAAATTTTGCTTGCGGATTAGGGCCGTAAACCCGCATCAATTCGGTATTTCGCGCCGCCAAATCCAGTTGCCGCACAATATTTTCAATCACCGTACCCTTGGAATAGGCCTGCTTATACGTCCACGCATCGGCGGCAGACTTGAAGTGCAACACCCGTTCTTGCGATACCCGCCGCGCCAGTGAAGCCTTGCCCACACTTGGAGCCACATCTTTAAGCGCACCGTCCAAAGCCGTACCGTTCACCCGCTCATGATTACCTGTAATGATATTGGCCCAAACATTATCCAAAAAAGCGGTACGGTCTTTAACCCCGGCAAATGTCCGCTCATGTAAAAGCGGCAAGATCGTATCGCGCCACTGCTTTTGTGCGGCCTTGCGCCGGGCCTGGGAATTGGCTTTACGGTTCGGGTTCAGCACATTTAGATCAGTCCCCTTGAAAAACCCGCCTGCCACCTTGAGCATATCGTGATCTTGCGCGGTGACATATCCGTCAATCTTGCCAATAAACGCCCCCACTTCATTTTGCGACAATCGCGCCCGCTCCAAATACGGAGCCAGAATTTCAGCGATTTTTACCGCGTCCTTATTCCCGGTTGGCGCGTCCGAACCGTTATTGATCCGCGATATTTCAATAAAGATATCCCGGCCCAATGCATCATCAGCCCGCCGAAACGCTTTTTGCTTCAACAAAGGCATAACCCCGGCCTCTTCCAAGTCCGTAAACATCCCCTGTAACCAGCCCCGGTGCAACTCCCGCGACCTTTGGTCAAGTCCGCCCTGGTTTCCGGCCCGGTCAAGCCCGGTGCCCACATTCATCGCCTGTAATCTTTGTGTATCGCTCTGGGCGTCAAGCCCGTTCCACCGGACACCCCGCTCCACATCGGCCCGCTTGTCATGGGCCGCCATATGCTTACGCACCGCAAATTCTTTAAGCTCCTCGACCGTCATTTCGTCGATAATCTCGGTGATCGAGCGGCTGGTATCCGCGCCGGGCTTGTCCATCCGGGCGCGGGCTTTCTTGGCCACATCATCAACAATGCGCTCTACATCCGCCGCGTCGAATACATCTCCGGCAAATTTAACAAATTGGTCGCGGCAAGCCTTGGTCATGGAGTTGCTCCAGACTGTCCTTGATATCCGACAATTGCGCCCGTGCGATCTCCCGGTATGTCCTGTCGGGCAATGCCGTCAAGTCCGCCATATCGGCCAGATCGCCAACCATCTCGTCCAGATCGTCCAGCACCTGCGCCACGCCCTCGTAGCGCTTGATGATCACAATCTTGCCCCGGCTCACAACGCGGGCTTGAACGGAGCCAACTCCCAACCGTGGCGGACAAGCGGGCGGATAAGTGTCCGAAAATCTGCATCCCCCATACACGTCTCGTCCAGCGTAATAATCGCCCCCAGAATAAACCGGCATTCTTCAAATGATAGATTATTGCTGTCGTATTTCTGCATTGATATTGTGGCCTCACCCATGAGAACCTCCTTGTGTTAGGCCGCCACACCAGTGCTGGTAAACACTGGTGGGCGGACGAATGACACGGTACCAGACCGAATAACCTACACAAGGCGTCAGCTAAACGGCAGAGCCTAAGCCCTCCGTGTAAACGCCCGCCCATAAAAAAACCACGCAATCGTGGCGTGGGGAACGCCTTGTGTACTAGGTCTGGTAAACCCGTGACGCGACTATTGCCACGCCCCGCATCCCTAAACCTGCATTTTACAAATGTCAAGCCTAGCTGAAAATACTGATTATTGCCCAAATGACGGCGAACAAAACAAATAATTTGATTGCACCCTCTACCAACATACCAGCAATTAAAGCGCCATATGCTTTCAATCTTTCTCCAGGTGGATGCAATTTCGCGGCGGATTGCGCCCGCATATTTATTGAGACCAACCAGATAAAGACAACAATACCAACTATATTTGCAAACATATCTAACTCCCAAAACAAATGTCAAGCCTAGCTGAACAGACTGCCAATAAAGCTTAAAAATAGATACAACATAAATATAGAAAAAGCCCCCCATAACGCCATTGTGGCGAACGCCACAAAAAACATAGCAAGTCTTCCTTTTGTCTTGTCCGCTTCGTCTTGCGCAATCCGCCATGCCAGAATGGCACTGCCGATTATATCTATGACTATCGCTATTTTGGCTAATGTTAGTAACATATTTACCTCCTAAATTCATGATCCACCGCCTTTCACTACACAAATTACCGCCGCCCGTAAACCTTTCTTAAATGCGGTTAATTTCTCCGGGTCATATTCGGCCACAAGATCCGCCAACACACCCTCGTCCAGCATCCCGCCCTCGACCAGGTTCTCAATCTCGCCCGCAAGAACGGCGTTCTCCGCCTCAATTTCAGAAAGTTCATCGAATCGCTTAGGGTCATTCGTGACCCCGTCGGCCACGCCAGTTTTCTTGGCTAGTTCAGTACTGTCCCGTCCGGCGGCGTCCGGGGTTCCCCCTGGGCTTTCAGGATCGCCTTGTCGCGCTGAAACGCCTGATTGCCTGCCAGTTTCGGCTCGGACATCTCCAACGCCTTGGCCATCGCCAGCCCCACCTTGACGTGGCGCGGTACCTGGTGCGGCGCGGATATCGGCAAATCCCTCCGGGACGTCTTGCCCGGTGATTTGCGTAAGGATATCTTTTGGTCTTTGCGCCGGGGCATCACTCTCTCCAAGTTTATTGGCTCCAAACAAATTTGGCCCGCCTTTAGTGGTCAGGGCAATATCTATATACGCATTTAGCCGCGTTTGTACAGCTTCTTTAGACAAGGCCTTGATTAAGGGATTACCCTTGCTGTCCGGCCCGTAAAACATATTCAGCATCATCCGCTCGGTCGCGCCCCGCGCCTCGCCAAACAAATCACCATTGGTTTCCGCTTCCAACTCGGCCAATGTCACCTTTTCGCCCTTGGCTTTAATATCGCGCATCCGGCGAATTAACGTAACCGCATTCAAAAGTTCCTGGGTGATATCCATATCCCCGTCAATATCGCCCTTTTTGGCCAAAGCCCGCATATTGGCCCATTTGGGCGCAATCTCCACCAAAGCCGTGTTTATGGCCCGCGCCCCCGGAGACGTACTTTCCAAAATATCGGTCAACAAATACGGATCATCATAAGCCTTGGCCGCCAATGCCGCCTTAACCCGCCTAAGCCCGTCCGCCGAGATCGCCCCGGATTTATCAATCAGCTTAGGCAAATCACTGGCACTGGATATTGTGTTCAAAATCCCGGTGACAAAATCCCGATTGCCCGCACTGGACAATTCGCCTTTAAGCTCCACATCCAAAACACTATCATCAAGCCTGTCCCCGTCGATCCTGGCCCGCTCGGTCACGGCAAAATCCGCCTTGCCGTCCTCATTGGCGTCTTGGCCAAATTTCACCCGCTCTTCCGGTGTACGCTCCCCTTGGGCAATCCGCACCAATACGGGCGCGTCCATATCGCCTACAGGATAGCCCTGGGCGGCCAAATACTCCTGATAGGACTTCCACCCCCCAAGACCATCGCTCCTTGCCATCCTAAGCGCCAGTGTCCGCCCATTGCCGCTTTCCACCACCCCGTCCGGCGCAATAACCGGCGCACCATCACTGGCCAGCGGGTTTTCGCCCAAAAGTTCCGGTTTCAATTTGGCCGCTATTTCCCGGACTTGCGCCTGATACGCCCCGCTTGAACGGTCACGGGGTTGCAAAACGCTCGGATATTGCTGATTGACCATAAACCCGGACCTATGGGACGTGATCAAATCGTCAAGCTCGACCAAAGCATATTCAACATAGGTCTCGCCGCCTTTTGCGTCATAGGCAATATCAGCCTTGATTGCCCGCGCTCGGATTGCGGGGCCAGTCTCGCCCAATTGTGCATTCATCCGGCCCAACCGCCCAGCTTCCAAAACATCCGCCGCCGTCACAGGCTCGCCGTTTGCCACCTGCTTGACCGCACTCCTAAATGCCGCCTGCTTGGTCGCGTCCGGCACATCCGGCCCGGCCACCAAATCCGCCCCCGGACGCGGCACGATATCATTGCCGTCAATCCCCAAATTCTCTGTCACGGGACTGGTCAAGGCCAAGTCACGGGACGCGCCGGTAGCACCATCCGTGGCCGCCAGCTCCGCCCGGTGTTTTCCGCCCAAATCCGCACCCCGCGCCAACGCACCCAGCCCAGACGATAACACCAATGTCAGCATCATATCTTCCGCGCCGTAATCCCGCTTCTCGCCGTATATGGCGAGGGGCATAATCACCAATTCTTGCGACAACCCGGCGGCAAAGCCCTCCGCCGCACCGACCCCCATCCTGCGCCCCAAAGTCATGGCCTTGCCGCCCGCCCGCGCAATATGCGCCGCCTTGATAGACGTCCCCACATAAGGCACAAATGCCACCGCGTCCCCGATCGGGTCAATTAAAGACGCCGCCAAAGACACCGCCAGATTTTCAAACATCCCGGTATTACCCGCTTCGATAATAGAGCCGCGCACCAATTCGCGTTGTTTGATCTCGTAAAGTTGCTTGGCATGATCGGCATATACAGGCTTGTCAAACGCCAACAAACCATCAACCCCGAACTGGTCATTGGCCGTACCGATGTCCAACAAATCTCCGGCAGTCCCGGTCAGTGCCCCCAATTTCCGCCCAGCCGCCCTCCAGACAAACCCGGTCACACTTTCCTCAATCGCCTGCCCGGCCAAAGCGCCGTAAACATCCAAACGGCCCGTAGAAAAATCACCCATTTTAAGAACAACAGGGTCAAATTCAAAAGCCTGTTGGCGGATCACGGCCCAATCTCCAACGGTGAAGCTTCAGCCAAAGACAAAGGCGGACGCGCCATACCTCTTAATTTGTCTTCAGGGGTTCCAATGCCAGGCGCGAGCATTCTGTCTTGCCGGCGCACCGCCCATTTCCCCATTTCAATCAACTCATCAGGCCGGTATTCAATAATCCGCTCTTGCATATCCGGGACGGGACTTATCTGACCATTATCCATAACAACCAACCGCATTTTTTCAGTACCGTCACCTGATATGACATTTATCCACTTCCCGGAACCCCGAACCTTGGCGGCCAATTCAGCCCGCTGGCTATCCGCATTCCCCAATGGATTGCCGTAATTACCACTTAAACCCGTGTCATATTGCAAGGCCAACGCATCCATGCCCGCCGCCACCAGTTTTTCCCCGGAGATATTTTTCGTATCGGTTCTAAGCTCCAGCCTGTGTTTTTGCAGACCCTCGCTAGCATTCATCCGCCAACTGCCATTAAACACATAGCCCCGCCCCATAGCCTCCGCCGCCAACCGCCGCGCATCTGGCACGTCTTCGCCCTGGGAAACATATTGCATCGCCAAAGCAATGTGCGCTTTTTTGTAAGACCCGATATCCCGCGCCGACTGCGGCGAAAACCGCATCGTGTCCAACAGATCGGAAATATCGTCGGCGGTTTTCTCCACAATGGTTTTATAATCGTCCTTATCGACAATCTTCTTAATCTCTTTTTGGTTGACCAAAGCCCGCGCCAATGACCCGGAAGCCAGATAATTGCGGTCTGTAAAATCAATCACAACTTCAAACCCGTCCGGCAAGCCGCCAAGCTTTAATTCCTCCAATGCGCTGGGCGAATATTTGCCGTATGTTTGTTGAAACGAGGCGGCGGCGTCCCGGATACTTTGATCATCGCCCTGCGTAAGCGCAGTATTCCACTGCTCATTCTGTCCTTTGCTCATCACCCGGCGATCAACATCCGCAATCCCCATATCCGCTTGCGCTTGTTGGCTCAATGCCAGTGCCGCGTCCCGGTCGGTCTTCACCCGCGCCTGAGCATCAATCTCGGTTTCGCCCTCTTGCGGCTCCGCCGCTTCAGGAGAAAACGCCGCCGCAAAGATATCCGCAAAACCCTCTTCTTGCGCCGCGAACGCCGACGGGTCTTTGGCGCGGGCTTTTTGAACATCGGCAATTTGTCTGTCAAATACCTGCAACGCCGCCTGTTGGTTTGCATAATTATCAGACCCCGGTACAGGTATGAGAGTTTTACGCCGCGCCGCCCACTCGCTTGGCCCGGCAAATTCCATACCCCGGAAATTCTCAAACATTTTCCCGGCTTGTTTGTCTTGCGTTAAAAATTTCATGGCAGCAACTTCGCCGTATATAGCCCGAACGGTTTTATAGTTCACATCGGGATTGCCAACCCCGTCCCTGGACAGACTGGCCAAATGGCTTTCCAACTTTGGCCCAAAAATGGCACGGTCAATTTTGTTTTTTGCGGCAAGCTGCTTCTCGATCTTGTCCGCCGCGATTTTTTCATTGCGTTCTTTCTCGTCCTTGGCCCGTTTATTATCAATCTTGCGGGTTTTAAGCTCGCGCCTATTGGCCGCCATCGCCGCCGACTTGACCTGCGGGCTAAGAAGCTCGTCCAGCAAACCCTCTTTAAGTTCTTTTTTAAGCCGATCCGGGTCAAGCTGGTTCAAACCATCCACATAAGCCTGGCCGTAACTCTCCTGAAGTTCGGTTTTATATTTATCCCGCAAAGCTTCCGGCACCGCCGCCAGCAGGACATCAATCTCCTCAAGCGCCGGGGTCAGTTGCGCCGGATCGGAAATAATCTGGTTGCGCACCGTATCCGTAGTATTGGCGAGTTCTGAATAGGCCCGCGCCCGCCGCCCTAAAACTTCCTTGCCCCTGGCATCAATCCTAAGTGCCGAAGATGTACTCAACAATTGCCGTTCAACAATCGCCCGTATGTCCTTGTCGTCAATCCCGGCCAGGACCGCATCCATATCGGCGGCCATATCGTCCGCGAACGGTTGGGAAAACTCACTTTCGCCGTCATATGCCGCCGCCCGCTCCAACAATGTCCGGGTTGACCGCTCCCGAAACCCGGACGTATATTTAACCACAGCAACGCCGCGAAGCCTTGCCTTTTCCTCGTCCAGCTCCCGTTCCTGAAATTGCGCAATCCGGCCAAGACCCTGACCAATAGACCCCAGCGCATTGCCCAAGGCACCCGCACCAACCCCGCCGCCGCCGGACATCGGCAAGCGTTCACGCGACGGCGCTGAGGTTCCGGGATTACTGGCTGGGCCGTCAAGTCTTACCGCCATCTTTGCCCCCTTTCTTAAATTTAAACTTCCCGGTGCCCGCCGCCGTCATCAATGTCGATCCGGCGGAAACCAACCCGGTGACAAACCCAATATCACCTTGCCGCTTGGCGGCACGGCCCTGGTCACGATAAGCTTGTGACCGAAGCGCACCGTCATATATGGCCGTCCCGGCCCGCTGGGTACTTTCCGCCGCGATCTGCGCCATCACATCAACCGCCGACCCGGAAACCGCAAACCCGGACGCACCGGCCCGCGCCGCCGCCGCACCCACCGCCTTTTCTCCAGCCCGCGCCTGGACTTCCGCCGCCCCGGATGCTTGCCGCCGCGCCAACAAGGCATTGCGCTCAGCCAGCTTTTGCCGGTACTTTCCTTGCTGACGGGCCGAAACACCTTGGAATACTTTCCCGGCAGCTCCGGCAACAGCACCAACAGCACCTATACCTTTTACGAGCACTGGTAAGGCGGCTAATGCGGCCATGACAACACCCCCATAATATAATCATCCCCATTGTGAAAATTCTTCATGATACTTTCTTCCTTAAACCCCAGTTTTTTGGCAAAACTCCAAAGCCCCGGCGGGGTACATTTAACCCAGCACTCAATCCGGGACGTTTCCCTATGAAGCCCCAACATCTTTCGGGCCAATATGTTGACTTGCGGCCAAGCCCGGCGCGGCATGTTTTTATCCACATACCCCCAAGCCACTGACCGCCCGTCCCAAGTGTGCGCAATGCCGCCAATCGCCAGGACTTTATGATCCACAACAATGGTAGACGCGCCGCCGTGGGCCAATAATTCGGCAATCATTGAATGTCTAAACCGGGACTTTTGCACATCTTGCACATCAATTAAATGTTCATCGCCGGGCAGATAATTCCTGATATTTACATTTGGTTTAATCATTGCTGGTCAACCGCCCCTCTATTTTCAGGATTTTCATGGGAAAACCGGGCGTCGGCCTGATCTCGATCTGGTTACTGCCCCAGCCACTGGAAAATTGCTTGGTCGAAACGTCATTCCTACCCGGCACCGCCGTAGAAATATCGTCGCGGGTTTCACGGACCGCAAATTGGTAAAACTGATCGGCCCGATCCGGCGGCCCGATCCACCCCCCGACACTGGCCTGATATTGAATGGCCACATTATCAAACCGCTTGCGGGCATGGATTACTTTAGCCCCCTGGTGTCCACCATTATTTGGCAAGCTGACCAACCGCCCATTATAAACCAACCCGACCCAGCCGGTGACGGCAGGCGTGTCCAGTTTGACCCGGCCATTCGCAACCACATAATCACCATTTAACGCCCCGTCCGAAACAACCCGCACGGTCATGCCCTCAAGATAATCAAGCCCGGAAAGTTCTGTAAATTCCGTCATTACGGTATCTCGCAAATTTCATATATTCCGCCCGGCCCGGTACAGATCGGTGGAATATCTTCATCAGGCGGTAAGTCCGGCAAATCCGGCGGCGGATTAACTGGCGGCGGCGGCGGCGGCGGCGGAACATCCGGCGGATTAACAATCACATCACCCCCGCCGCCTGCGTCCGGTTGACCACTACCGTCCGGAGCCACGCTGTCCGGATTACTGGCATCAAAAAACCCGGCGCAATCAAGATAACAAGCCCCCGAAATCCCGGCACCGTCAACTTCCGGGGCTTTAACTTCAACATAACGGACAATATTGCCCGAAATATCGTTGCGGCGTGTAATCAGCCAAAGCCGTTCAGTCCCGTCGCGCAACCGAATAACCGACATGCTTTCAATGGCGGCAGCTCCGGCAAATTGCAGGGGCGAAAATGCGCTATAACCTTGTTGCTTGTCATAAACACAAACCCGCAAAGCACCGTCTGCGCACAAAATCCATAATCTATCTTCGGTTTCCATCCACTGGATATCCGTGATCGGGCTTTTAAATAAATGCTCCGACAAAATACTGACCCGGCCAGGCTCCCCGCGCGGCCCAATTTCCCGCAACCTTTTGCCACCTGTTTCCACATAGACAATATAATCGCCAATCATCACAGGAACCGTCCCAATTTGTGTGCCAAATGAGCCGCGCACTTTCCGGGTTAAAGCTCCGGCAGGCGTGATCGGTTCTTCATTGGCCGGGCCGCGCACCTGATGGATTGAGCTTGTGCTAAACACATATAATTCGTCCGCCGCCAGCATCGCCACAACCGGGTCAACACTTTTGTCGCCAAATGTCCGCTGCACCGCGTCCTGGTCTGTCACCAGCCCAGAACCAAGCCCCGGCTTAAACCCCGCGCCGTTAGCATCATAATCATTGATCACGCCGCTATTGAGCGTATCGGGAGAAAACACCGCGCCGCTCACATGCAAGCGTTCCTGGTAAAACACGCCCGCAGACGGAAACCCGTCTTTGGCGTTATAAGACTGAATTTGCCAAAAACTGGTCGAGCTAATAATCGGTGTTTCAATCTCAACCGTCGCCGTAGCAGATGTCGGACTATTGACCGCCGTAATCCGGGCCGTCCCGGCACCGTCATGGACAAATGTCCAGTTAAGATCACCGTCCGAATGTGTGCCCTCGCTATGAATAGGCGGCTGGTTCCCGGCCACACCGCCGCTTGCCGCCTTATAAAGCCGCCCGTTAAAAGCCCGCTTGTCTCCAATCACAACAAGCGGATCATCCGGCGCACCCTTTTTGCCCTCAAACGCTATCCATTTTTTATGGCCAATGGTCAGATCAGAATTTTTCAACCGCACCAAAGCCCCCACATGCCCGGCTTCAAATATGGCCGCACTGGCCGTCAATGTTAAGGTATTGCCAACCGCCTGCCCGCCGCTCACAGTTAAACTGATATCAGCACCCGCACTTGTGGTCGGATAAGCCTGCCAAGGCCCGTCCCGGTACTGGTAGGTATCAAATTCCCAATCCGCCTCCCCGCGAAACCGAACAACGCTTGTCGGTAATTCTCCCAATACATCAAACAACAGCATCACATCACCCTGACGGTACCAGGTCAAGCGCGTCAATTGCTCGGATGTATAGGGGGTGGTCACTTGAACATCCGCACCACCGGACTGTACCAGGGAAAATGTATTCGGGTTCCAGACTCGCAAGGTCAAATGGCCAAACTCCAACACATATCCGGTCTGGGCCGAACGCTGAAACTTGATCAGCCGCGAATAAGCAGGCGTTACCGGATCGGTGAGCGGCGGTACAAGCGCATCCCCGAAGCGCATGGTGCCAGCCCGAAAGCCCGTTCCGCCCTCAACATAGGCAATGAAGTTGACCATGACGACCGCACCGGCACTATAGGCCTCTATATCGTCGCGGGCGATCACCGCAGGCGAAAACTCACCCCCGGCCCATAAAGCTTGTGAGAAATACTCCCGCCCCATCAGATCAAATCCTCGCGCCAGACATACCCGGACTGGGCCGCACCCTCGACCGCCGACGCGGTACGAAGTTCAAACATATAGCTGGATTTAAGTTCTTTGAGCGCTGTTGTCGAATTTTCATTGGGACGGTGGATTTTCAAGGCCAGTTTCAACCCCATCACGGCCCGCAAATCCGCACCCCAACTGACACGCGGCTCTTTTGAATTAAAGTTCACATGTGGCCCAGTTTGTAAATTTGTATTTAGCGTAACATGCCCACCGGACGATGCGCGGTTTCTATAGGGAACCCCGATAATCAATTCCCGGCCCGATTGCCGCCAGTCTTTAGTGGTAAGACCCCGGACGAAATTCACCCGGACACAATTTTGCGGCAATTGATAACGGGGCGCACCGGATAAACTACTCATTGAAAGCTTCGTCAAAATCGCTTCGTCAAAAGTCCCTGACCAGGGCCGCACGGCCAAGACTTGCTCAATGGCACTTTGCAGGCGGTTCACGGCCCAGTGTTCAATATATCCTTGCGGATTATCAGGTGTGGAAAGCGGCGGCTGGCCAAGGGCTGACATGCATTCATTCAAAATATCATTTTTAATATCTGCGTCAATCATGACAACCTCAAATCAAAGTCCCCAAATAAAATAAGCGGCGCAGCAACCCCTTGCTACCGCGCCGCTAAAGTGCGTCCACCAGCCATGATAAGCGCACAATTAGAAACAATCAGATTATGTCTGATCGTTTAAAATCTTGAAGACAGATGTATCATCGCGGCGAAGACCACTATCTTCCCAACGAACATATGCTTCCATATTATAGTTATAATCAGCCCGCTCTTTAATCCGCGCCTTGACCAATGTCCGGCGTTTGAACCGAATGGCAGACTTGACCCAGACCGGACACTCCGCCGCCGCCGTGTCAACCCCGACTTGGGTATCGGGATAAAGCCGTTTGAAATGAAAGCCCATAAATTTGGACAGCTCACCGTCAATCAATGCCCTGATCATATTATAATCGACACTGGCTACAGGAACGGAGCTGATCAGGTTAATAAGATCGTTTTCACTCGCACCAATAAATAATTCACCTTTCATTCTGCGCCGGGCCGCAAGTTGCCGCACCTTGGCCAACTTACCAACCGTCAGCCCGCGCGGACCAGCTGCTGGAGCAGTCGCCCCGTCCGCCTTTCCGATCCACCAGTCATTGTCGTCAACAGCAACAATATTGGCTGCAGGAAAAGTTTTAATAACCCGTGAATGTTGTTCAGGATTGGTTGCACCAACCGGGTTATCATCTTGATTTTCCAACACGTCAGCAAACATGATAGATATAATCCGCTTGTCAGTATGAAATCCCATAGCTTCGCCGTGTGATCTCACGTAGTAATTTGTCGGGTCAATTAACTGATCAGCTTTTTCTTTTATGCCAATCATATGCGTTAGCCGTTGCATTTGCCAAGAGGCATTGCGTGTTCCGCGCGGAATACGCTTTGGAACCTGTTGGGTGAATTCATCGGTAATGGTTTCGACCTGCACACGGGAATAAACATTGTCGTCCCAACTTGTGCCGGATGTTGTATCATTTAGATCTGTCTCAACACAGTCGATCAGTTCGCTTTGCCGCGCCATCGCTTGCCAGACATTACGGGTATAAGCCCGCACATTATGTGCTTTAATGCTATTTGCACCGGCTTCGCCGGTCTCTACAATAAGTGCCATTTTGGAAACTCCTTGGTTGTCCAGTTAAAATTTATAAAATTTCAGCTAAACTCCCCGGAGCATTCCGGACTTGCGCCTGACATTTAAGCCTATGTCACAGCAACTATCAGTACAGACCCTATATCAGGACTACCTGCACATCAGTTAACCACGAATCATTCACATTTTTTTGCGACCGTCAAGATGTTTTGGAATAAAAACAAAAAAAATCCGGCCCGTGTGATCTGAAAAATAGGCCAGCTAAAGGATTTTCACCCAATACTGGCTTCTCACACAGGCCGGACACACAGGCCGGACACACATGTAGACCGGGGGTGTTTGACATCGTCCCCGGTGGCATGCGCTATGCTGGTTTTTTGGGCGCAGTTTTTTTATCAGGCTTGGGCTTATCTGGCTGGGTCGCCGTCTCCAAATCCTTATGAGCCGTTTCCAGATCGGCCCTCAAACTGTCAATTTCATCATTTAATTTCGAAAGCTCGTCCGAAAACACAACTGCACCCGCTCGCTCGGCGTCAAGTTTAACTTTCAACTCGTCCCGTTCTTTGGCCATGGTTTCCAGCTCTGGGCTTTCTTTCCCGCCGCCTGCTTTCAGCTTTTTATTTTCAGCCGCTAACAAACCGATTTGATCGCGAAGCTCCTGCACCTGCTCACTGTCCTCGGCAAGCGGTTCATCTTCCGTGATCAATTTCCAACCCTGATCAGTCGCCACATATTGCACCACTTGCATTGGCCCAATCATGATTTCACCAACAGATTTTTTATGGCCAATTTTGGCGAAAACACCCTCGGCATGGGCTTGCTTGACTGTTTCAACCAAGACACCAATATCGCTTGGAATTTTATTATTTAACTTTTTGTTCTCGCAAACAAGAAGCCCCAAATTATCGGGATTACCGCTCTGGCCCGCAACAATAAGAGGATCACAATTATAAAGCCGGATACCGTCCAAGGGCAAAAACGCCCGAACAGCGATAATATCTCCGATACCCATTTTCTCGTCCGCGATCAGATCAGAAAGGGCCTGGTCATCAAGCGGGTGATGCATTGGTTTAAACCCAGTGTTGCCAAAGAAAATAGCAGAAACACCCGCCGCCAATAGTTTAGTATGAAAGTTTTGCATGTTTATCTCCTGTTATGCAAATTATCCCGGACGTAATTATTGCCCGTCCGGGTCGGCAAGCTTAATCAGTTCAAGGCGTCTTTTGATTGCCCAGTCATGATTGGCGTCATCAGCAATATGTATAGCTTTCTCATACTGCTGCTCAAATTTCGCCAACTCCGCTTTCGCTTCACCCGGTGTCATTTCTCCGCTTTCCCGGCCCGTACCAGCCCCGGCACCCGGTTCGGAATATTCCTTGGCCAATTTCATAAACCCGCCGATCAACCGGGGATCATTACCCAGATCGGTATCATCGAGGGCATCGACAAATTCAGAACCGAAATATTTTCCCATAAAGGCTTTCCCGGCTTGCATGGCGGGTTCGAATTGCATCCCGTATTCTTTACGCAACTTGTCCAACCCCTCGCTTTGAAACTGCTTGAGCTGCACATCTTCCGCCGCGCCGTTTTCCAAAACCATGCCGGCATAACCTTCATACATGGCAGTACGTTGCGCCGTCGATAGCCCGGCATCATAGGCCATTTTGTTAAATGCCCCGACCTGATCTTCGCTTAATCCACCGACGCCCTCGATCTCCGGCAGATCACCATATCCATCTGCACTTTCAGGCCGACCGCCCGCGTTGAAATATGCCTGAAAATCATCACTGGCAATATCGTCCCCGACCGGAGCTTTCAAAACTTGACCTTTGTCAAGCCCGACCAGGCTTTGGGCATGACGGGTTGATGTAAAAACCGCGTCCAGATCAGCAAAGCCGTTGGCTTGTGCAAATTCTATGTTTTCGGGACTGGCACCATCATACCAATTTGCACCGTCGCCGCCTGTACCGCCGCCCTCGCCACCGTCCGTGCCTGTGCCTGCATTTTCTTCGCTCATGTTAATCTCCTGTTTCTGGGGTTTGTGTTGAATTAGGTTTAAAAGCTGTCAGCGGATCAATGCCCGCTAAATTCATTAAATCTATCATGGCACTGCGCCGACCTTCGAACATGCCCCGTTCAAATGTGTCATAACCACTGCCGATTTTTTGGGTGATTTCACCGACGCCGCAAATCCGGGCATAGGCCAGCACCGCTTGCGCGGCTTGAGTGCCGGGGCCAAAGGCGGATTTGATTAAATCCACCTGCTCTTTGCTCGTCTTTGGGGTTGAAACTTTATGATGGTTCATTGTCCGGCCCCCGCAGTTTCAAGCCCCGCATTTTCAAGACTGGCCAGACCTTGCGCACTGTCGCGCAGGGCCGCCGCCGCCTGACCCGCCGCCTGGGCTTCCTCTTGCGCTTTGGCCGCTTCTTCGCGCGCTTGTCGGATATCGTCTACATCCTCGGGGGATCGGTTCAACGTCCGCTTCATCCCGTAATCACCAACGCCCTGGCGGTACATGGCATCACCGTCAATATTATCAATGACACTCGGATCGAGCTCGCCAATATTGCGGGCCAGTTCCAGGGAACGAATAATACTTTCCACATCCCCCTGATCCATGGCCGCCGACAAGGGCGAACGAAATTCAAAATCAAGCACATCGCCGCGCAAGCTTTCCGGCATGGGCGGAAATGCGCCGTATTCTTCCAATTTGCGAAATGTAATATCAATAATCGGCCCGGCCAGATTATTCTCGGTATCCGCCGTAAAGCCGGACAAGGACTTAAACCGCAAATCTCGTTGGTCGAGAACCTCTGTCGCCGTGCGCTGGCCCGCGCCGCTCCTGTCCATCATCCAGTCAATATAAAACGCTTCACGAATATCATTCTTGGCCATATTCAACATAGCTTCGCCAGCCCGCAAATCACCGCTCGGCGGCAAAGTCTGAAAAACTTCTCTGATATTGGAAAACCCAAGGGCTTCAAACGTCCCCATATTCACCGCCCCGGCCCGGCGATCATGATCCGGGAACGCCCCGTTGCTCATATCCCAGACGGGAGGGTCAATGGATTTTTCCGCCCCGGACGCAGTGGCGGCGTAAAGCCGGTTCATCCAATAAGCTTTTGGCGCGGCTTTATGGCCAGAACCAATACCGTACACGTCACCGGGACGGGTATGGAACCGCCCAACCGCAAAGGGCATATAATCATACCCGCTTTCTTCCAAAAATATTTTATCATCAAGGCCAATAACATATTCAAGAAACGGTTTATTAAGCGCCGGAGCACCGCGCCGCCCGCCCGTCCGTTGCCAAACGGCAGATAAAAACGTCAGGCGCAATCCGGGCGACTTGGTGGCAATCTTGGCCAATTTCGGGTGTTGCCATTTGCGGAAAGCCGCACTGGCCGACAAACGAAACCGCCTAAAACACATTTCCGGCTTGCCGTTATCGCCAAAGATGACCCAAAAATCCCAAAGCGGCGTTGATTTATATTGCGGCAATTGTCCCAAACCAGCCCCGGCCCACATATTACCCGTCCCAAACATAATCTGGTCAAACACCGTCTGCATCATGGCGGCGCGAAACGTCACATCCCCGGACCGAAAAACGCTGTGCATGGTATCGCGCACCGTATCAAGCCAGACATTTTCGGCATAACTGGTTTTATCGCGCCCCTGGAGACGCGGCACCGCAAATGGTTCACGGCCTCCGAACAAATATCCAAACAACAAAGCCGCAGAACGCTCCCCCGCATCCACCGCGCTCATATCGTGCAAATAATGGGTGAGGTTACTACCCTCTGGCTTATACCCCGCGGCCAATTTATCCGGCGCACACCAACGGGCAATATACCGCCAATCCGCTTCATAAGGCAAACGCTGGGATTTGGCTTCCTCCCAACGGCGCAAAGCCTGATCTATCTTGCCAATGTTTGGATCATTGTCATTTGTCATATCGCCGCCGGGGCGATCCATAGTCATAGCTTCCATGATCATCTCCCAAAAATAGTTGGGCGGGTTGGCACTTTGGCGGCTCCACCGCCCGCAGACGGCAGGCCAGTACGCCTGGCCTGACTAAGGATCGTCGCCGTCCGCCCGCTTTTACCCCGCTTGCGCCGCTCCAGCTCCGCCGCCCGGCGCGATGCCTCATCGCCAGGACTTGGCGCGGTCTCAATATCCGGCGCTTCAACTTTCGGGGTTTTAAATAATCCTGACATAATTTTCTCCTACAAATAAACTTTGGCTTTACGGCGGGGGTTATGCCCCATCTGGTCAACCGCCCGCATCAACGCCCGGTTGAGGGCGTCCGGCGCACCGTCAACCGCCAAACAAACATATTGCACCGCGTCATGTGGCTCGGTAAATTGCCGCCACTTCCCGGTCTTGTCGGGACGGTCGCTATAGCCAACATCAAGCTCGCTTCCAGTGCGCTTGAACCGATAACCGCCCAAAAACCCCTCGCGGGTCATGACGCATCTTTTGTTGATTTGAAAAAGCGGATAACCTTGATGCAATTTTGACAAACGCCAATTGACCGCATGATACCTCTTGGTCCAATTATTGCTCGGCGCAGGGATACAATACAGGCCAGACGCTTTCATAAATTCTGACATCCAGGTTTTTTTATCGCCCATCTCTGTATGACCAGCGGCGGAGCTGGCTTGCCATAATGTGGGATCACCCACCCCGACCGCTGGACACCCGGCAAACTCACTGGCTAACCTGGCCTTAACACGAGCCCCAAATTCCGCTGCCGAATTTGTTGTCCCCGGCTCTGTCACATCTTCGGCAATAAACCGGATACGGTTAAGCTCCTTACGATCTGGCTGACCATATAAAGCGCCCGCCAATAAACCGCCGTCAATACCGACCACGACCAATTGTCCCGGTTCTGGCTTCATTTCCGCACTGACAGCATGTTGCTGATCGTCGTAATTTGCATAGACAGGTTTCCCCGTCCGGTCATAGCCAGGTTTGTTTTCGATCATCCGGGCAATTTCTGCCGGATCATTCATCATCGCGGCCCGGTTCCGGTAAAAATCCGGGTGAATATTTGCGTGCAAATACTCGACATTCTCCGCATTGGGCGCAAACCCGGAAGGTTGAACAAACAACTGATCTTCGGAGCCTGGATTAAGGGCAAGGCGGCGGTAAAGCTCATGGGTTTCATTGGGCGCATTGAAATCAGCCCAAACAAATGTTTGCGGGAAATCACCCTCTTTGAACCAATTACCCGGCGGCCAACGACCCAAACGCTGGGCCAGCTTACCGAGCGCACCTGCTGGCAAAAAAGTGGCCTCGTAAAGATAAACACAGGTTGGCTGTAAACCACCAATAAAACTGGCAAGAGACTGCCCGTCACCTATGGCGCGAAACTGCCAATGGATGTGCAATTTGCCATTGCCTTTGCTATCCGCAAAATAATGCTCAACATCGGCCTTGTTATTGGTGGCACCTTTAATTTTTCCGTACACATCTTCTGGCCACATATCCCTGAAAGACGGCAACAGCTTATCCCAAATATTGCCGTAAGTATCTGCGACCGCCACAATCTTGCAATGCTTGACACCATCATGGATTGCTATAGGCTGCCGCGCAGTAACTCTAACCCCTTTCATAAGCGAGGCTATTGTTTTGCCACCAGCCACCGGTCCCATAATTCCAGTAACCGATTTTTTCGAATGGATAAACGCCTGCGCCACAGGCCCAGGTGCGGTATACCCCGCAAACACTCCCATATCCCGCTCAACAGCATCAGGCGGTGGAGCCATGACGGTTCCGCCTAAAGGTAATTGGCTTTGGCCAAGCTGATTTAACACGCCGCCACCCCCCTACCCCCAATCCATAAGTAAAAATTATCGCGGGCCGCACATCCAAAGGTAATGCCTCCAAATTGAAAAACGTCAGAATTTGGGTTGCCGCCTGCGGTTGCTCCCTTACCCCGGCAGGGGCCGGGTCTGTCTTGGGGGTGGGGGGGTGCGAAAGGGGCCGGGGGGGTGCTGACGTGCGCGAAACCCAACGGATGCCCCATCCGTTGGGTTCTTGTGAAAAGTTTCAATGTTATCAAACTTTTACTCATCATGCCCCACCTCATCTTGTGCGACGGCTTGGGCGGTGGCCGCGTAACCTACTGATTTCATTGCATCTTTTATTTGCAGGTCAAAATCCGTATCACTATCAGCATCTTCCGCGAACAAACCCAAATCAATATTGACCGGCTGGAAGTTGATACCAGCGATCACAACCGCACTGGGTTGCGCCTGATGTGTATATTTCATGCTTAATGCCAAAGCTTTCAGCCAGAGATCAGCAGCATCCTTGGACTTTAACGTCCATTCGCGGCGCAATTGCTTCGGTGTCATGGCCACGATGTCCAGCAGAGTAAACAACTGATCGCGGTAATTAGCCTTGGCCACCCGCACCACATCGCTGGTCATACGGTTCTTTGAGCCCCTTGGCCGCCCAGGCCCGCGCTTCCCTGGCGGTTCAGCATCAAATTGCGACGAAAACAAATCCGCCAACAAATCAGCATCCGGATCAACACTCACCAAAGCCCCAATATCACCGCCAGCACCCTTAACCGTACCGCCAGCCCCAACTTCCTCAAAATCCACAGGCATCAACTCTCCCCCCGCACTTCAGAGTAAAGCGACACCGAATTTTCAATTTTCGAATATTTATGCAATATTTAATTCCTGCTGGCAAAGCAGGCACCATAGAGCAAGCCGGAACTGGGCCGTCAGTTAACCAACATTGGTACGACGGGAACCACAACAATTAAAACCTTACACGCATTACAGGTTCCTGACACAATTCCTTACATGTTAAACTATTGAAATCATTACACATATATCTATATTAGAGATGTGTAAGGTATGTAAGGAATTGCATCGCGCACACATGAGAAAAAGGGGGCAAATCCCCTCTTTTTTCTCGCATGTGCGAGTAAATCCTAAAATTCCTGACACAAGCCAAAAATCAATAAAATCATTAATAAAATCAATGACTTAACTCAATATTTCATGTAAGGAAAGGTGTCAGGTATGTAAGGAATTATTTAAAAACCCTTATATTTCAAGGGTTTAAGTGTAATGAAAATCCCGCACTGTAAGAAAATAAACTGGTCTATTTTCGCTCAATCTCATTATAGCTGTCATTGGGTGGGGGTAAAGGAAAAATAATTTATTTTCAATTCTTATCGCTTTTCAATGAGGGTTGGGGATATTTGAGCGCACCAAATAACAATGCTATGCATTTTATTGCAAATACTCCCTTGACATTGCTAAAAGCTTTCTTTATAGCACTCTTACCAAGTCAACACAAAAGGAGATTACCAAATGACTAGTAATAGCACAGCAACAATTATATTAAATCAATTAGGCGGTCGCAAGTTCATTATAATGACTGGAGCGTCTAAATTAATGGGAGAAACAAACGGTTTATCTTTTAAATTACCCCGCGCATTTGCAAAAAATAATGTAAACCACGTATCAATAAAATTAAATCAGATAGACTTGTACGACATCACATATTCCCGGATTTGGGGCGGAAAATACAAAGTAATCGCCAAAAGCGAAAATATATATAATGATATGTTACAGGTAGACTTTACCGATAATACCGGGCTGGATTGCACTTTTGGAGAGATATATCATGCTTCAATCTGAAACCATCAACATTGGCCATGAAACCGTCGAGCAAATCTTGCTCGGCGGCCCCAAACCAATAGTCACGCCCAGCACTCAAACCGCCAGGGACGCCCACACCATCAAAACCACATCCGCAAAGCCCCTCCGATCGAGCCAAGCCCAAAAGCCCTGCACAATCGGACTATGGGACGACACGGCAAGGGCGCAACGAGAACTATTTTGAGATAACCGGGCGGGGAGATTACCAAGTCACCACCGCCCGGACGCACCCGTCAAAGACAGACGCGCAAACCCAATTTATAAGGCAAAACCATGAACAACAAGCCCAAAAAACCAAACCACAAATCCTATACGGCCATGACGGCCACCGACTACGGCAATATGATCACCACCTGCTTACCCGGCCACAACAAATCCCAAATCTGCAAGATTTTAGACATTACCGCCGCCACCCACGCCAGATGGACGCGGTACGGGATCACCGGCAATTACAATCCCACCAAAGCCGACAAAAATAAAGCCCAAGTGCTAAACCGCGTGCAGAGCCACGCAAACAACCTATACAATCAAAGCAGGAGCATCGAAAGCTGGCTGGCCAGTCAAGCATAAAGGTCAGTTTAACATATGACGTTAATACTATTATCCACAAGCCCGGTCAGCCTTGACCATATCCCATGGCACACCCCGCCTCACGTCCAGCCAAGCACCAACACCCTGCCCGTCAACTTTTAGTGCGACGAGAAACCTCATTTATTTGCGTTTTCGCGCCCGCCCAGCCCGTTTTCAGGCCGACCGGCCTCAAAATCAAGAATAGCATATCCAATAATTTCCACAACTCGCGGATCCATTGCATTGCCGAGCACCCCTATTCTGTCCACCCAGTTGGGAAATGCATGAACGCTTCGCCTAATTCGGGCGTAGGATTTATCTCGTTGCAAGCCAGACATTCTGCCCAACTCATCCCGCCGAGATTTCCCTGTTTGTTTAATTTTCTGCGTGAGTGCACCAGCGTAGGCTTTGCGGCGGACAGCATGTCCACTTTGGTAAAGTCGGCCAATAGCCAAAGCCGATCCCTCTGATGAACGGCACCAAGGGCGGACGACGGTATGCAATGCCATTCCGCATCATACCCGACCTCGGCCAAGGCTCCAAGTACAGGGCCCATTCCTCGATTAAGCAACGCTGCCACATTCTCCAACAAAAGTCTTGGCTGTCCCACCACGCAAAGGGTTCGAATGATGTGCCAGAACAATCCACTACGTTTTCCGGCAAGTCCGGCACCCTTGCCCGCGAATGATATGTCTTGACACGGGAAACCCGCCGTAACCAAGTCCACGGCTTGGCGATATTTAAAACTGGTGATATCGTCATAAATTTTTACATCCGGCCAGTGCTTTTTTAATATTTTTTGCGGATAATCCGCTTTTTCACAAAACGCGACGGTTTCAAACCCGCCCGTATTTTCAAGCCCAAAACTTGCGCCGCCAATACCCGCAAACAGGTCCAGGACCTTAATTTTTTCCCGAACGCAATTCCCATTTTCAGGCCGACCGGCCACACTTACACCATAGCCAAACAACAAGCCGCAAACACCGCGTGGCGCTCTCCTGGCGGCATATCCGCCAACATCCGCGCCCAGCGGGCCGCCTTGCGCTTGATCCGCCGCCGGCAATCATGATCAGCACCGACCATATCGACCGCAAATGGTTCCCTGGCCGGGTAATTCATATATAGAACTTCGCGCCTCGGCCCGCCCCGTGTCGGAGCCGTAAATTCCCAGCGCCGCCAATCCGCCAACGCTTTGTCGTAAAACGGGTGCGGGTAATGGGACAGGATCACATCACAAGGCAAAGCCGTCACCATTGCAAGTAGCCGCATATGCTCCCCGTGCTCAAAATCATATTTATACCGCTTATCAGATGTCCGCGTCTCCAAATGATAAGGCGCGTCAATATAGACCAACACACACAAATCATTTGCCAGATATTTTTTAACCAAATCCGGCAGAAGTAAAAACGCATCCCCGTGGATAAGTTCTTCTCCGGATGCCCGGTCATAGGCGGCCACAAGATCCGCATCAATATCAATCCCGACATGCACCGCCGCAGGCGGCTTACGCAACATCACCTGCCCCGAGCCCAAAAACGGCTCAATATAAACATCATGGGGCGGCATAGAGCCAACAATCCGTTGCCAAACCCCATTGCCACCTTTTGAACCGAAATAACTCATGGTGTGGTAACAATACCGTGACTATAAGCATCTGCTAAAGCCAACACTTCCGATGCAAACCACCTGCCAACTATATCACGATTACTACCGATAGATAATTGCCAAAACCAACGCCCAGATAAACATTCTTGAAGCACAAAAAATGGCTCATCTTCAATATTCAACGCTTTCCAATTAGCTTTTACCATCTAATCAAAACCCCCTTAAATGGCAGGCCATAGGTTTTATCGAAAAAAGAGAGCATATCTGCCCAATTTTCAAATCCGTCAGCAATTGCAAAATGATTGAGTGTGACCGCCCGATTATCTAAATTTAGTCGCGGGCTATAAATCCAGCGCTTATTAAGGTAACGACGCATTATACCATAATCACCAATAGCTATAGTCGCTACACTCAAACAAACCGGATCCACATCAACCAACTTGCGACAAGCCTTTGTCCGCATCCCGGTATAAAGCTGGAGCTTTACACCCGCCCCGATCAGACGCCCGAATTGTTTGCCGCTTCGTCCCGTCCGCCACTTTATCAACAAATTTACTAAAGTTAATTGCTACCATTATGTTCGCCTTTCAAAGTCTGTTTAAGTGGGGCAAATTTTTGCTTTTTACTCATCAGAACATCATAAAACGCACCGGTCTTGACAGTATTCCTAAGCCATGACGGCGCGGACGCATTGAATTTTCCCCGGATTTGGGTTGGTGCCCATTGCCGCTCCATTTCCACCCGCTGCCGATACATTTCCAATGTAAATCCATGTCCCGCCCCAATTTCCGCGCCGTCTTTATCCAATTCCACAGTTTCCAAATGCAAATATATAGCCGCCCCCGCCGCCCATTTTTTATGATACTTCATATGATCTTGGCCAACACAATGCTGCATAATTTTGCTTTCCAAAGCCAATTGCCGCCGGGTCAACAAAACCTTAGCATCAATCCGGTATTTACTTTTGGTAATAACACTAAATACCGGACAAATCCCCTCCGGGACAATCTCGACCTCATCGTCATAACCGGCAAGATCAGCCTGGGCCGCATCCTCATGCCATTTATCCATTGCCCGTTTTGCCTGGGCCAATGTCCATTGTTTTGGCCAAGGCAAACCCTCGCCCATCCGATGCCGGGCATAATCCGATAAATCTTGAGCATCGGAATTGTTTAAATATATGGGAAGATTGACCAACCACCGGGCGAATATTGTACAATCAGGAACACAAGTAAAAGCCGTTTCGATATTGACCGTAAGTCTTTGGTTGTGAGCAAGATCGCCTTTACGAAGCCCGATATCAGTAATTTTTAAGAATGGATGTTGTGACAGATTGGAGCTAAATAAAAATACGGGGAGAGAAAAAGTATTTCTAACTGATAAATCCATAAATCGCCATTGCCACGGCAAACCCAAATTTTTAAAAATCTGGCGTAGGCCGGATTTTTTTGAAACCGATTGTAAAAAAACAGCTGTATGGGCAGAATTATTATCCGTTTCTAAGCTCTGAAAAACATAACACCGCAAAATCTGCGCCGCGAATAAACAATCGCGAGCATGAGGATATTGCTGGCAAAAATACTCTAATTTCGAGTTTTGTTTCGGATCCATGCGCCATTCATTGGCCTCGGAAGCCTGTCGTAGTGTTTTAGTAAGATGCATCACACCTGGCTCATATGTAAACATCAATCCTGCCCCTCAAACTCGATAAACGCCGAAACCCGGATCATCGTCCCCCAGGAAACTTTACCGCCGATCCGCGCACTGCCCTGTTTACTGCGCACTTCGCTTGGTGCCCGTTTTAAGGCCGCGCTCCATACCCCCCGGTCCGCCGCGCCGCTCTTCCAGGCCGAGCGGGCAAAAACCTCGCGCAAAGCCGCATGTTTGGACGGGATGAACAAAAAATTGGTTTTCCGGGACAATATCCCGTTTGGCTTGACAATACCCAGCCCGATTTCCGCCAATTGGTCACGAATACCCGCAAATTCAAGCCGGTCAGCCTCTGGCCCAGGTTGGTAATAGCGCACCAATAAAGCCCGCACCGACCGATAGGTTTTATTGCTCCACAAACCAATCGGGGTTTCGATTAAATGATCTAGACATCCGCGCCAATTATCAACATTTTGCGCCTTTTCACGCTCAGACATAGATTGTAAGTGCGAGACCCAGTCTTTAACATCCCCGGCGTCCGGCAGACCATCTCGGGTCAAAATAAACCACATGCCCGCCAATGTCCCGTACTGATCCCCAAACCGGCTATCAACTTGCAAGCCGTTAATTAAACCGTTCCTGAAAATGGTGATGGCTTTGTTTAAATTATCCCAATTGTCCATAATCCGCCGCATCATTTTACGGCCATTTTCCGCCAGAGCAGCAACATTAAATTCCGGGGCTTGACTGCCTTGGGCAAATGGCTGCAAATCTAATATGGCAATTCGCGACCGGGCCGTTGGCTTTAAACTGGGCAAATTCACCGCTGACAGCATAAAACATGACCGCAATATAAATTCCACATGATTATGCTCGGCACCACCCCGCAGGATTTTACTACCCGAAGATGCCGTGATTAACAGATTGATCACCGCCTGTACGGCCCGATCGTCTTCACTGCCCTCGGCTTCGTCGTACAAAACGGCAATGGTATCGTGTTTAAGACTTTGGTAAATCCCCGCCGCCGTCGTATCGGAAGTCCGGACAATATTAGCCCCCATCACGTGCTCGGTCAGTTCGTGCAAGGTGGATTTCCCGGTTGATTTATCACCGGTTACGGCAATATGTGGCCGCCAGCCCAGCGCCCCGCCGAACATGGCACACCCGATCCAGGCCACATAAAGCCGCGCATCAAGTGCGCCCCGGTCCCAGCTCCAGGTCAATATATATTCATAAATCTGCCGTGCCGCACCGTACATATCCGCCGGTTCAGCATTGCCCCACGGTTTTGGCCCAGGCTCCAAAGCCGGATACAAAAACCGGCCAATCTCGCCGGGTTTTTCTGGCAAATCTGTATAACCATTCACATAAATAGCATTGCCCCCATGAAACACCATTTGGCCGTATTCATTCAAACTGGCCCCGCGCCCGCGAAACCTGTCCTTAGGCGACCAGGCACCTTTATAACTACACGCATCGATTAAGCACCGCCGCGCCGCTTCGCTGGCAAAACGCCCGGTGTTAATTTCGCCGTTTTTATATCGGGCCGGCCAGGCCCAAAACATATATTTTATCCGGCCCCCAAACATAAATTCCAAATCGGATTGCCCGGCAGACTTGGACGTCATAGGTACCAGTGTGCCGCGCGGTGACAATAAATACAGTATATTATTATCAAAACCCAGCGCCGTGACTGGACATTCCGGCGGCAATCCCAATTCGTTCGGCTCCCATTTTCCGGGCGGAATAGCTTCGCCGTCTATAATCCGGTTATCACCTGGCAAGCTATCTGCAAACCGGGCCGAGACTATATTTTCAGCCTCCTCAAGCGCTTGATTGATAACGTCTTTTTTTTGTTGTTCCGTACCTTTGCTCATACGACCAAATCCTTAAACCAGTCGTTTAAATCCTTGACACCCGGCGGCGGGCGCAGTGAGTTTAACTGCCGACCATTGGCCAAACTTGCAAAATGAGCGCATATATTGTCCCATGTTTGTGCCGCTGCTTCACCGGGATCATTATCCCCTAATAAAATCAACCGGCGGGCATTCTCCGGCCAAGACTGGCTGATAAAATTCCCGCAAGCATAAGTAACATGCACCCGGTAATTGGGCCAAATCTGTACGGCTTGGAAACCGTCTTCCAACCCCTCCAACAAAACCAGGGTATCACGCACCCCCTTTTTGATCGCCTGCTTAACCGATAGACCTGATTTACCGCGCCATAAACGAATGGCTGAACCCGTAGGCGACCCCCGCACTTTTTTCACACTCGGCACATCCGCCTTATACCCGTCTTTCGTTAAATATGTCCGGTGCAAAGCCGTGATTTTCCCGGCGTCATTTGTCATAGCCGCCGCAATCAATGGATGGGTGCTATAATTTTCAAGACCGCCGCCCCGGTAATACCGCCCGTCCGGGTGAAACCGCACCGCGCCGCAAGCGGGCTTATAACTCGCTGATTTAATAATCCCGGCCAGATCAATATCCCGCCGCGATAAATACCGACCAACCGGCCCGTCCAACAAATCGCTTCGGTCCGGCATAAGCTTTGCCGAACCGCCGAGCCATTGCCCCATCAGTTTTTTAGAACCGATCGCCCCGGTGCTAGACTGATACCCAGAACGGGGCTTAGTCGGCGCATCCCGCCGCTTGGGTGCATGTTTGGGCAAATCCTTATAATCTATTTGCGCCAGTCCGAAATACCTGGCCGCCCAGGCTAGGGCGCGGGGGTAACCCTCCCGGCTCGATGCATCAAAACCGAGTGCCAGCCCGATCAGCGAGATCATATCACCGTGGTTGGGATAGGCATTGGACGAAAAATCATGCCAGCCAATGTTCTCGCCCTTGGTAAATATCACAAATGACCCGGGATTGGCATCACTCCGGCTTGGATTGCGCGGTTTATAATGCCCTTGGCCTTTATCCTCTTGTGCATGGGCATCCGGGATCAATTCTTGGGCCACGGCCAAGGCATTGACCTCAAGCCGGTGCTTGATCTCGTCGTCTGTCCATTCATAATTTGCCATTACGCCGTATTTTCCCCAGGCATATTCGTAGATATACTTTCCCGCCCAGCAAATTCGGCTTGCACCCGCCGCTCTCCGCTGAATAATTTCTCACTAAATTGCCGGTAGTCACCGCGCAAATCCTCGATAGACTGCACGTATTTTGAGACGGTGGCGCGGCTGACGCCAAACAGATCAGAAACAATATAATGTTTCTGATCCAGTGAAACCGTTGCTAAGTAAAGCGCGACTTTAAACCCGATTTTTACTCTATATTTGTGTCGAGTGTTGTCCAAACAATAAGCATATGGATCGCCAGTAATATCCGCCGCCACCCCGGCACAAAAAAACCGATGTTCCCGCCCGATTTTCATCACCAGCCCCCAAGCAAAGGGATATCAATATTACCCGCATAAGCTTCTGCGATCTTGGGACTGACTTCATCAGCCACCGTGCGCCCGGACGGCAATATAATATGCGACATAAAGGCTTCTTCAAACGTCTCGATCCCGGCCTTGGCACTTTCCAGTTTGGCCTTTATGGTCAAGAGAATATTCCTATATAAAGCCCGGCGTTTTTGCTCCGTTTCTGGCACAAGTGCCGTAAACTTTATATTGCGACCATTCATCGCAAACATCACCCCAACCTGGCCATTAAATTCACCGATCATCACATCCGATGAGCCAAATTTGTAAATCAGCTCTTCAATATGTTTTTTCGAGCGCGAAACCGGAACCTTGGTATTTGCCGCATAAACTCTTATATTATCCGCCATCATCAATCCTTATACGGTAATTTTTTATGGACAAAACCCACATCACCCGACACCCGCTTCGCCGCGCCGGCTGACACGGCCAAAATACTGGCCAGCGGGATATTATGCGCCTCGCAATAGGTCTTAATCCGCGCCCGAATAAACATAGAGACAAAATAAAAGCTGCGGATCAAGCCAAATTCCCCGCCCTTGCCTTTATGAACCATATTTGCTAGCCCAACAAATACTTCCAATTCCTGGTCAGAAACCCCATTTCCGCACAGCTCATGCACCTGCTCAAGCCAGTCCGACAATTGCGCCAGATATTTAACCTGGGCTTTACGCTCCGGCTTTTGCTCCAAATTAAACGCAATATCGCAAAGTTGCCAAAGGCGGGAAAGCGTCATGATCTAATCTCCTCGTGTTTTTGGCCGTCTAGTTCACCCAAGTAATAGTTCACGCCCTTAGCAGGCCCGCAATTCATCGTGCATTGACCCGCAGATCCGCATTCCTCACAAATTGGTGGTATGTTATTGGTGCGCCGAAATATTACTTCCAGCTTCATGAGTTCTGCGTTTGATAATCTGGGAGGAGTCCAACCTGCACGGATTAAGGCGGCTTTAAAGTTAGGGGCTAGCGAGGCAATATTCATCATGATTTAATTTCCGGCATGGCCCGGTACACGACACAGTCCAAAGTTTTTGGATCCATTGATTTTGCACCCCGGAAAAAACTATCGTCGGCCTGATCGGTATTTGAATTATACTGCCGAAACGGGATGCATTGACCCCACTGCTTAAAGAAGAACGGAATGCCGTGTTTTTTGCAATCAGCGCGCAAGTACCGAAACCAATCTGCGTTAAACCGGACTTTCCCGTTCCACACCGGCCCGGCCTTTGACATATCCGTCAAACCCTTACGGCTTTTATGGTTTTTAAGCCGACCGCCAGCAATCTTCATGGCATAGCAATTGGTACATCCCGCCGAGACCACAGAACACCCAGTCACCGGGTTCCAGGTCGCATCCGTCCATTCAATTTTTGTATTATCCGCCATTTATATTTTCTTCACTTTAAGAGTATTAACCATAATTTTTTGAACAGCCATAAGAGCCATGCCTTTGGTCATCCATTCGCATAAGCCAATGCTCCAACCATCCGCTTTAAGGTAATATTTTTTGGGTGCAATTTTCTCAAGATACAATCCAGTATCAACTCCGTTAAGGGTAAACCGGCCCGTTTTTGTAAGTTTTATGGTTACTTTACTCACAACGCCGCACCTTGAAACTTCCGGGGTCGCGGACGGTTTTTGCCGTATCCGTTTTTGGTTTTGCTTGGATAAATCGATTGCCGCCCCGCCGCATACCGCGCCTGCTTGGCGGCGGTGCGGTTATTAGCTATAATCCGGTCAATGGTTTTGTGCCCTTGGGCCGTAATCTCGCCGCCCTCGTCAATAAACCCGCCCGCCTGTAACCCCAACAAAAATTCCGCCGGACACCGCCCGGTAAGAGACGATTGTAACAACCCGCCCTCAAGCGCCGAAATCATATCGGCAACTCTGTGTGTTTCCTGGTTTTAAGGTCGAATTTAGATATTTTTACAACATTGCTCTCCGATCCCATACATTTATCCATGACAACCGGCTTCAAGTGGCCTTCGATATCAGCCCAAAAATCCACGGCAAAATCCACATCACCCTTGAGCTGCGGCTCGTTTGCTATCAATGTACTGACCATTGTAGCAAGTATATCTTTAGCAAAATTAGTGAGCACAGATGAGATAGCTAAAACACCATCATCACCGGGTTTCATATCCGCCAGAATAATATTTATTATTTTTTCTTGAACCTCGACCGACAGGTCTCCAATTTCTTTTCTGGTTTCACCTGATAAATATTTAAAATTCATGACCCACTCCCGGTTTTCTCTTGCTCGATTTCCCTATCCAGTGCCAACTTGGCTTTGGCCCGTAAAAAACCTGCCAATTGCGCGGCCCAGCCAGATATATTGTAAAAATGCTCGGGCCGCACAATGCCGCCCGTAAGAATATAAATCCGTTTCATGGCTTGCGGCCGGGGCACCAACGCATTCTTGTGCTCCCGGGAACATGTCCATTTTATATAAGTCGCGGCGGTGATCGCCAACCGCGCCAACATCCAGTCTTTGCTATGGCCATTATACCGCCGCCACATCTCCAGCTCATGGACATATTCGCCGCCCCGTGCAATTGGCTGGGCTTCCGCGCCATTTCTACACTCGTCAACCATATTTACCATAAATATCTCTCAAAACTGGGCGGTCAGCCATGACCACAAGTGATTCGTTTCACACTTGACACTTTCCAATTAACGGCGCATGTCAACCACTAAATGGAATTATCTAATAAATTTTCTCGATTGCAGCCGCTCGCTACCCGACATAGCTCTGTACATATGAAACCAAATAATCGAATAGAAGAATTGCGAACGGCGCGAGGCTGGAACCAGGCCGATTTGGCCAAACGCGCCCGTGTTAGCCCGTCCCTAATAAGCAAGCTCGAAAATCAAGAGCAAAAACTTACAACTATACACATGGAAAAATTTGCAAAAATATTCCATGTCAGACCAACCGATATATTGGCGCGAAGATTACTGGAAGACAGCGAAATTCAAACCGAAATCAGTGAGCGCGGCGCAGAAGCCTGGACACCAGAACCAGCAGGCAATGACAACAAACACGGGAAAAACCACGACAAACCCAAGAAAAACACACTTAATATTGATTTTAAAGCCAGTATGATAACGGCCCTGTTGGACGAAAACCCAAACCGCTCGGCCTGGGTTCTCCGCTCTCAAGCCCTTAATGTAGACGGTTATCGCCCCGGCGATATATTGATTATCGACGCCGAGAAAAAAGCCAAACCGGGCGATATTATCTGCGCCCAACTTTACAATCGCGGTGATGCCAACACCGTATTTCGCATCTACCAACCCCCCTATCTTATTGCCGCCACCACCAAAACCAATCTGCGTGAACCCCGCCTGATCGACCCGGGCCGGGTAAAAATTATGGGTACGGTTACTGAAACTATCCGGTTTAGAAACTCATAATTTCCATTTAGTGGTTGACAATAACATCATTTACTCATTAAACCTCGGTCGAACCGGGGGTCAAATCAGCGATATACGCCCCTAAGCTCTATCGCTGACCGCATGCCACCCACAGACCCCCGGTTCGCTTTACCGGAGGTTTTTATGAGCACACACAATCATCCAAATACGACCACCGCATCACAATACCCCGTTGATGTCGGTGAAGACTTGGCGGGAAGCCCTGGGCTAGGCAGCAATGCCCGGCCTACTCATGCGGGTTTCCCGCCCTTTTTCGTTTATTGTAACGATTGGGGCGAGATCAGCATCGCCGATCACCTGCCCGCCGATTGCACAGAACTGGCGAGGGCCAGCAGGCAAGGCGAAGCCGAACATCTGGAGCGGATCATTGAAGCAACCGCCACACTTACCCCGTCTGGCCGACGATATGTCCCCGGTGCCACCCAATGCAAACCCGATCAACGCCCTGAAAAATTTGCCCTCTACGCCGCCAAACTCTACCGCGAAACCAGGTCACAACCAGTTTAAACCATTAAAGGAGATATTGAAATGCCGATAACTGAACACCCAATTTATATTCAAGGACCGCAGGGCTGCGGTAAAACAACTCACGCGGAAACCCTTATGCTAGTTTTAGGAAAAGAGCAGTTTATCGATGGAATAGAATGCGGAATTAAACAGCCAATACCAAACACATATTTATTGTTAGGGCAGGCCGATCCACTAACCTTAAATTTATATAGTGATACTAAAAGGATTATTGTTTTAGACTGGCCCGCAGCACAAAACTGTTTAATAACCGGGTTTCCACCAGTTGCTTATGCCACAATAACCGTACCGCGTAGAGGGCCATTCAAATGGTGGCAGAATATCGTTAGAGCATTTCACCTCTCTCCATTCCTAAAACAATACGACTATACGATTTTACCGGAGTGA